ATCCTGAACCTCTTCAAGTCCCGGCCAGAAGCCAGTGCGTGGCGCTGCTTCCGCGCTGCCATAGCCGCGCTTTCCGATTATCAATCCACTTAACACCGGGACTCCCAGCGCATGTCCCGCCCCAATTAGGCCGAAAAGAGTGCCAATTCCCACGTTCTTCGCGTCTTCGGGAGTCTCCGCCGTCATCCCCATTGCTACGTCAAACAGATACCCCTTGCCCGTCTGATATGCGGCATGAGGAATATTTTGGAGGATGTTTTTGGCTAACTGCGTGTAGGAACTGGTAACAGGGATTTCTTCCTTGCCCGCAAGCTCCTGGGCTGCTTCGGCTACCTTGGTGAGCTTTGGTGCAACTCCCAGAAGCGTCTCTTGTGCTTTTTTCCCTACCGCCCAGCCGGTGATACCTCCCGGAACTCCCCCCAGGGCGGTGCCCTTTACCATGCCGACCAGTGGCGCAACCTTGGCAGCCAAGGGCGCGACTTTAGCGGCCCCTTGCGCGGTAGCGGTCAGTCCTGCGCTTACACCGCTGGCCAACTTATTGCCAGCCGCATCAAGCATAGCGGTGGGGGTCCCCATTTCCGCAAGGCCAAATAGCTTTCCGACCAGGTAGTAAGTTAGCGGGCTTCCACTCGCGTATTTCTGAATCTCTTCCGGGCGTAAAGAAAGCCCGTTGGCCTTTATGATATCCAGCGACTTTTGAAATTCGGGAAGCCAATCGCCACCCTCGCCTTTGATCGTGGCTTGAAGATTGTCCGCTTGCGTGGCATCATGCCAGAGCGCCAACACATCGTCTTGCGGTGTTTGAGCAGGAGGGGTGTCCGGGAGTCCCGCAGCACCAGTGAGAGAAGAACTGGGGGAGGGATTCGTTCTCGCCACTTTGGAAAAGATAGTGCCCCCTTGATTTATCAGCCCCGTGAGAGCCACCTTCTGGCCAATTTCCGCCTCCAGCAAGTTACGTCGGGATTCTGCGTCTTCCGGCGATCCTTCTGGATGAATTGGCTGCACAAGATTCCAGCCCATCTTTGCCGTGGAGGACACCAAATCACTGACTCCACTAACAGCATTCTTGGCCATCCTGAGAGGATTCGCAACGTCACCAAGGTTGGTGCTATCCTTGTATTGCCGCCAGGCCGCCGCTACACGTATCTCCGCTTGGGGATCAGTCTGTATCTCCTGACGCCGCGCGTTCCAGGCCGAAAAAATGTCAAACTTCTTCTCCGGATTGTCCGCCGTGCTGCGCTGGAGAGATACCATATCCTCTGGCGACAAATCCCGTAGTGGGTCCACCAGGCCGGCCTTCTTTCGGTATTCCGCGCCCTCTGCGGCAGTCAGAGAAATGGGCTTGCCCTCCGCATCAGCATATTGCGGGGTGACATACGGATTTAGCAACTTAGGCACGGGGGTCGCCAGTGCCGCGGGTTGCTGCTGTGCCTGATAAAGCTGGTTGACCTCCGCTTGCTCGGCAGGAGTCAAATCCGTTATTGGCTCTCCCGAAGGAGTTGTAACCAAGGGCGCTGTTTCGGTGTCAGGCATACGCGATTAAAAATAGCATAAAGGGGTCGAGAACACAACCCGATTACCATAGTTGCACTTCGCGACCCGAACCTAGCTTCTGGACCGGCCCTATTGGCGCTCGGTTCGCCGCCCCGGGGGTGCCGGGAGCGCCGCCGCTGCTGAGGAGGCTCAATTCCATATCATTGAAGCTCGGCTTCAGCGGAAAGTTCATTTGCTTAAACTGGTCAGCCGTCGCTTGCAATGCGCTCCGCGCGGGCGCTTCAATTGCCTGCACCGCTCGATTGCCTGCGGCAATCAGCCGTTCCCGGGTGTTCTTATCATACCTGTTTTTACCCAGGATATGCGGGACAAAGTTGTAGAGCCTCTCAATGATTGGAGAGTAATCTTCGAGCTTGTCGGGTTGATAATCTGGCTCCCCCCGCCCGTTGCCTCCACCCGTCCCAGGCACCTGAAGCCGGCGAACTGCCCCAGCCAGAGCCAGGTCCTTGACGTTAGTGATCCCTTTTTTCTGGTCAAGCACGTCGGTTCCCAGGTCAGTATAAGCGCTGGCGGCATTCTTAAATACTCCGATGGTGTCAATCTTGGTGGTCCATCCCTTCACAAAGTCGCTCTCTCGAACCGCTTTCATCTGTTCCGGCGCGGAGTATCCAACCTGATACCCGGTGGGCAGTGACATAGTTTCGGCTGCGGGAGAGACAACCGGGAGAGCGGTAGGAGGTGTCTGTGTCTGGACGGTGACAACTGGCTTTCCGGAGGCATCAGTTGAGTGGGTAGTGGTGGTGGTTGCCGGGGCAATAACTGGGCGCGCGGGGGCAAAAGGAGCCCCTGCCAGTTTTTGTTGCATAGACTGGTAGGCCCCAGTAACCTCTTCATCCGTCATGTTCACCAGGTTGGCCGGCGACACTGCACCAGAACGCAATAACCACCCGGTAGCCGCTTCCGGACTAACCTTCCCAGTCACGACCGGAGGCGCAGGCAAGCTAGCAGCCCAAGTCTGCTCAGCAGTAAGAGGTGCAACAGCAGGAACTGCGGCCAAAGGTGTAACCGCGCCAGCAGAAAGAGACGTTTGCGGCGGGGCTGCTTCACCATTGTCCACGTCAGGAGCTTTGGCAAAAGAACCAGGAGTGTTTTTAGGAAATCTTGGAGCCGTATGGAGGTCCATGAATGCCTCCCTACGGTCTTTTTGATGCTGGAGAATTATCGGGTTCGAGGTTCCATCCGTGTTAGGCGTGACATTTTCATTGAGGTCATTTCTCCATATGGTCCTTTTGATTGGCCCGTCAAAAAATTCAGTCGGGTGCATGGTAAGACCCGCGGTTGCATAAGCAAGACGGGCTTCTGCTTGACCCAAAGCTACTCCACTGTGCTCCATAGCGTCATTATCAGGCAAGCCATCCGCTCCATGAATGACTGGAAAATACTGACGATGCTTTGCAATAGCCTCCGTAGAAAAATCCAGGGCCGCCTGCTGGCGCTGAGATTCCTGAGTCGTGAGATTAGCCGTCGCTACCTGTGCATTCGCAGTGGCGGGGATAGTTTGCAGGGCGGCCTGGCGTGTGGCCGCGCGCACTTCATTATCTTTGACAGATTGAGTTGCGGCATTCAACTGCGCGAGCGCCGTGGCAAAGTCTGGCGTCGGGGGCGGATTATAGGTCACCGGGTCCACCGCCGCCGGTATAACCGGAAGAGAGATCGCCCCGATGGATTTTGGTTGAACGTCAGCAATACCAGCCATAAATTAGTCTTCTTTCTTTACCCGTGGTGAGTAGAAAATATTCGGCTCCGATTCATAGAAAGGCATCATGTTCTGCCGCTTCAAAGCCTCCTCAACAAGCCGCTTGTCTTCCACCTTGTCCGTCTTATCCTGCCCGCCATCTCGCTCAACTTCGTTTCGTGCGGTCATAGCTTTGAAAGTAGCGACGGATACTGAAAGCCAATATCCGACAAGTTGTTGACTGACGGATTAGTGCCGGGTGCCTTGGGTATCATCTGACTCAAGGGTTGCGGCTGTTGTTGCGGCTGTCCCCCCACAATGCGGTTCACCAGGCTGTTGCGGAAAGCGGTGGCACTGGAGGTTTGATCCAGGGACGGCTTAAGCGCATAGGGGTTGCCAGTGACCTGCGCGGGTGCCATCTTGGAGCCCACGGAGAACCCCGGCGAAAACCCCGAGGCTAAGGACGGCAGCAGTGACGCGGCAGTCCATCCAGATTTGAATGAGGCAGCCACTAGCCTGCTCCTCCCATTGCAACTGAACCAGCCAGGTTCGCCACGCCGCCCCAGGCCCCTGCGGTCGCCTGGCCCGCTGCAAGTTGACCCTTGGAGACCACTGAACCCAGTTGCTGAGTAAGCTGGTTCTGCGCGCCAACACGTTGCAGCCAGACATTGGCCACGTCAGCGCCGGAAAGACCCGCTTGTGGAAGCATCGAGTTTGACTGCTGCAAGATATTGGAAGTCGCCCCGATATTTCCCATCTGTTGCTGCTGTAGGCGGGGAAAAAGTCCCTGAAGAATCTGGGATCGCTGCGCATCCAGACCGCTTGCTGTGGTCATCAACGAGGCGGCTTGCTGCTGGCGCTGTTGCTGCAATTGTAGGCCGCCCATCCCTAGAACTTGCTGGAGGATTGTGCCCCCTGCTCCGCGCGCGGAAGCAGAGCCAGTTGCCTGTCCCGCTTGTTCCAGGCCGGACTGCATAAGGCTGGCCTGGACATCCGCGGGCAGGGTAGCGCCAGCTTTCAGGAGTTGGTTGGCTTGACCAGTTAAAGCAGCAGAGCTAGCCTGCTCGCCTGGTCCCGCAGCGGCAGCCTCGGCAGCTGCCTGGGCGGAAAGAGTATCACTCGCGGAGGTGCCAATGCCACCCAGTTGGGTGGACAACATTTTTTGCGATTGAACCCGTTGGGCGGCAAGAGAGGGATCAATTTGTTCCTGAAGAGAAATCTGATTCGTGGCGCGTAACTGATCTGCCGCCAACGCCTGGGCATTGACTACGGCGGGGTCCATGTTCTTCTGGATGTCTGCTTGCGCTGTCTTGATATATCCAGCCTGGGTGTCCGCCGCGTGTGAGGCGGCGTCAGCGCTTAAAAAACCTGTTACAATGCTTCCCATATCAGATATTCATTTCCCCACCTGGATCACTACCGCTACTCAAAACGCCACCCATTGGAGAGGTCAAAGTGCCCCCGCTACCGGAAGAAGACATGAGCCCCTTAACAATAGCCATCAAAGATTGCATCTGGCTACCCGAAGCGTTCGAGGCAGAGCCAAAAGCGCTTTCATTGCTGCCGCCTCCCATTGAATTCTTGAGCGATTTTCCAATGCCCGTTTTCCCAATTCCATAGAGACCCCCACTCGTCCCGAGGCCGGTCCCGAGCAAGCCGCCGCTGTTACCCAGCAGACCACCGCCCTGGTCATTGCTGCCCAACAGGCCAACTGTGCTCCCTACCACATCCCCGACCGCGCCTGCGGCGCTGCCGACAGCACCCCCGACTGCGCCGGCTGCGCTGCCAATGCCGCCCATCATGCCGCCTAACAAGCTTCCCATATCAAACAAGCTCCTTTGAAAACGAGGTGTTGTAATCCGCGAACCCCAGCCGGCGGTAAAGCTTTTTGGTCCGCTCCACATCCACATATTCCGAGCACCCGAGAGTCAGCCGGGTGCAGCCGGCGGTTTTGCAGTCCTTCTCGAATGCCCCGAGCAATTCAAGCGATGGTTTCCCCTTCCAGGCGGACCACCAGGCGTGCTCAAAGCCATGAGGAAGCCCAGTCATCGGGTCCGGAACGATCATGCCCACCAGGAACCCGCGCGGCACGAGGTTGGCGTCAAACCAGCCATAACAGCGCCCCCCCGCCTGGGCCGCAATGCCTGAACAGAACTCCTCCACGCGCGCCGGTGAGACCGCCTCGGGTATCGCGTAGTGGCAAAGCCCTTGCGGCGTCAGATCACGGATAATCTGGCGCGTTTGGGCTGAGTTTAGGCGTTGAACCATGTTCATATCAACAGTCGCCCCAAACTCAAGGCGTGTAGTATATCCGGGTGCTCCGTTTGATGAAGAAAACACCCACGAAAGGAGGCATGTTCTGGTGTGTTTTACTCGCTGGAGCCGCGACTGACAGACTACTTTGGCCAACGGTGGGAAGGGTTGCACTTCCCGAAAGTGCGTAATCCGAGGAGCCTGACCCGCCATTCCCCCAGTCCATCTGAATATAATTGGTTGGGGTGAGCACGCCCGGAACACCCGATACGGCGAGATCAACATTTGCAAGAGTGTGCGTATGTGGAACACTCCCCGATTCATCCACGTCTAAAACAACTCGTTCATCACCACCCTGCTCCTGCACGGCGACAGCAGACGCAACGCTCCCGTCAAAGCCAGTCGTGTTGGCCCCCACACCGAGCGGGAACCTGAATTGAAAGAGTGTCTCAACCACCCACATGGCCCCCGTGTTTGCTGTAGGCGCGGTCGAGGCCGGATTGGAGCCGTCACCACCATCGTAAGCCCACAGCGCTTGCTCCGTGCCAATCCACATCCGGATTTCCGGGCAGTTTGGCGGCACCGGATGGGGTGAGAGCCAATTCACGCCGTCGAACTGAAACCAACGGATCATTTCCCCAAAGGCATTAGGATCAGCACTCGTGGCATCCTGAGTAGTCTGAAGCCAAACAGGCGGGCTGGTTGACGTGGGTGTCGAATGACCCATCGTGAAGGCCGGGGTAAAGGAGGCCGAAATATCCTGCGGCGCGTATTGCTTTGTCACCGGGTCCCAAGTCCACCACTGCGTCCCATTCTTCAACCAGGGTCCCACATTCGATGTGGGAGCAGTATCCCCGATGAAAATGAAGTTGGTTCCCGAAGGAGAGAGAATTTTCATCCTCTTAATCATCTCCGTGAACATGTCATTAGGAGTGCCCTGAAACGTCGCCGGCAAGGGTGACGCTTGGATGAAGAGTGGAGTTGCGTTTAGGCTCATAGGATCATTGGTGTTGCGAAGGCAGAACCCGATGCTATCGAGTTGGCCGGTTGACAGACTGGCGGAGAGACATAGTGAAGCGGAACCCGGCGAAGCCGGAGAACGTCCAGAATTGGCTGCATGATGAAACCAAACATGGAGATGCGCTGCGGGATAGATTCTTGGATTGAGGGATAGCCGAAGACGGCTGGGCCAACCACATACGCCATGAAGTAGCCGAGCGAGACCGAGGCTGTCGCTTTTCCAATACCCCGTAACTGCATCGAAGGGTAGGAGGAAAGTGACGCGGACGCGACCGCGAGCCCAATAGCGTTGGCCCCCAGGGGCTTCGCAATAACCATTGCAGCACCCAACGAGATGCCTGTGCCCGTTGCGGGAACTGACACGATAGCCCCGAGGGAAACAGCGGAAGTGGTTATCCCGAAACCTCCCCCAGAAAAGAGTGGACTCGCCGATTTAATCTGCGCGGACCCCAGAGAAATTCCGATGCCCAGCACCGGGGAGCCCGCCAACGCAGACAGATTGACCGAAGCCACCGCAGCACCCATAGTAGTGCCGAGCGGCGAAGAGGCCCCAGCCTGAGAGCCGCGATCAACATCAGCAATACCATTGATCCAGGCGTTGAAGCTTCCATCAAATCCGGGGATGATTACCGGAATGCCATTGAGCCAGTAATCAAGTGTGTCTCGATTGCGTTGAAGGCTCATACATCAATGTTGTCGAAAAAGGCGGTGCTGTAGAAGGTGTCCGTATCATTATTCCAAAGCTCTACCCACAATACCCCCGCCGTGGCAACTGTAACGCTCAGGGAATTGATCTTGATCCAGCCCGTCGATGCCCCCGCTAAACCGACCACGTCTGCGGCAAGGCCAAGCGCCGGGTTCGCCTTGACGATCATCGAAGGTCTTTTCCCGGTCACGTTGGACGCCTGCTTCGCATAACAGGAGATTGTCTGTAATCCTGGTTGGACTTGCCAGCGGAAGCGCCACATGCCCGGATAGTCCAGGGCCAAGCAGGGCGGTGCGGGATAGCCATCACTCAGTTCTTCGCGCACGCCGGTCTTCAAATGCCGGTCGAAGGTGTCTCCGTGAATTGAGGTCACCCCTCCGAAGGAGACCCCCTGAAGCGCGCCGACGACGCATTGCCTTCCGATCAAGGAGCGCACTGCGGTTGGTTGCACCACATTGTCCAACACGAGGTCTGCAAAATAGTTATTAGCATCTGTGTTGGTAGGAAAAGTGTTAGACCCACCCGCGATGTATCTTGAAAAATTTACGGTCGCCGACAGTGGGTTCCCAAAAACCTGGCCAGCAACCGACCCCACTCCTATGGTAGAAGCAAAATTTGTTGGGCAGGTATAGGACACCACATATTGGATGCCGGCGCTGATATGATATGGCGAGCCAAAAGCCATATACTGCCAACCGGACGCGGTTTCCCCAGTGAAAGTTACCTGGGCCAAGTTGGTCCCGGTGATACTCCATAGGGTTCCGATGTGCGTTCCCGTGTTGAGCACCCCCTTATAGAATCTGACTCCCATTACGTCACCAACGTCCAAACTGGTAAAGACCGCACCGAGGGTATAGGTCCCAGCGTTAGACAAGTTCGTCGGAATAGTCGAGCCAAACAGGTTATAGCTCATCAGTTAGTCTCCACCGTGGCACTGGTCTCCACAGCCCAAAATCCATTATTTATCCCATGACTAACTATCTGGAAAGACTTTCCGGCGTAATCACCCCCGCCTACAAAAGTTTGTCCATCAGCAAAACTTGCAAGAGGATGACAGACGTGATAGACGCCCCGCAAGCGGCCCCGGATGCTCACCGCCACCAGTTCTATCACCTTAACTGGAGACAAGTAAACCGAGTTGTCAGGACCATTTGGAATCTGAAAGAGTCCCGCCATTGCTACCCCCACGTAGCCCACAGAGGCACCAAGGGCATTCATGTCTCCCATTTTTTGGGTGGTGATACTGGTTCCACCACCCCCGTAGGAACGAGCCATAAACATTCCTGGACCATTGGCACCGGAAACAGCACACGGATAAATCGAGTCCAGGTTGTCAGTCGTGCTTCCACCACTCCCAACATTCTCTTGCGCCCTGCCATGAATCACACAGCGGTAAGCGTCCGTGGCTCCTTTCAACGAGAACACATCTCCAAACATGAAGGCCATATACACATTTACTGTATCCCCGCTCGCGACGAAAAGATAAAAGGTTCTGCTGTCGGCAAATAGTGTCCAAGCCCTGCCAGTAGCGTCAGCAGAAGCACTCTTGCGAATGACAACATGCCCTGATGTCAGAAGCTGTGCCGGTATCGGGAATTGACCAGAGCCGGTTCCTACTGGAGCACCCACTCCGGCAACGGACTCCCAGCCGGTAGCCCAAGCCTCCTTGTAAGTGCTAGTGACATTCGGCCCGGCATCATTGATAACGAGACCCAAACCAGCGCCAGCCCCCTGCTTGTAACAACCAATGTTGCCGCTGTTCGCGAACGGCTTGGTCCATTGAGCGGCGAGCGTGTGGCCCGCATAACTAGTCACCAAGCAAGCATCGAGCACAGCCAGCAAACTGCCGGCGGCTCCAGTGAGGAGACCGGGACCGGACACATCAGAACTGGTGAAGACGGTGAATTGTGACGCCATATTAAACCTCAGAGATTACCAATTGCCCCGCCAGGAACTGCGGCGTGATTCCCGCTACCACCGAGAGCGATGATAGTTGTCCCAAGAGACCCGAACCATGCGTAACCACAGTTATATCCGCACCTCCCGACAAAGCGGACACAGTGCAAGTATCACCTGCTACCGTTTTGACAAAATAAGTAACGCCCTGAGAAAACCCTCCTGGTAACGAACCACCCGGGGCTGTCAAAAGCTGTATCGGTGTCAGCGTAGCCAGACCGCTTGCCTGGTAAAACAGGTTACCCGCCACCGTGGCAAAAAAAGCTGAGTAGGTCTGGATCAGGGGGAAAGCATAGAGCAGCTGACCTACCCCCGCTGCTGCCGTTCCAACGCCAACCCAAGTGACAACCGAACTGAGCGCAGTGCATACCGCAAAAGTCACATTAGCCGTGTTCGAGACCTGATTGCCAGCCACAGTCCAGCCCGCCGCACTCCGGGGAACCGCCACTCGAAGATAGCCAGTATAGGTTGCCTCATTGGCGGTCTGATCCCCGGTCAACCCCGGGTCACCAGTATGGAGCGAGACATAGAGATTTCCAGGAGCAGCGGATGGCTGTAGGCCGCCTGCGTCACCCACGTTAGCATAGGCAGTGTTGACATCGAGCAACTTGAACCAGTTGTCCGCGTAATTAGTTGATTTTGGCATAAATTTCTTATGATTAAGGAGCAGTCCACGTAACCGGATAGTTGGACGGATACGGGTCACTCGTTGCCGGAACAGCTATATACCCGGTATCAAAGGCAGGCCCAGAAGGTGAACCTGTGTGTCCAGTAACACGAATCCATCCCCCCAACTCCGTATGATTGCCTGTGAGGTGAACGGTGACCGAATAGCCCGAAAAAACAGGACTAGGAAGACTAAGAGGAGTGCCTCCCGTTTCAAAAATTGGAGTGCTATTACCCTGATAGTCTGCATCCAAAACGAGACCATAATACACAATTGGCAGTGGAACAACTGTGACCTGACAAACGTCAGTGCAGAGAGCACCCAAAGAATCTGTCGCAGTCACAGTAAAGTTCGTGGTGCCAGCCGTTGTCGGCGTTCCGGAAATCACTCCAGAAGAACTGAGCGTCAGACCATCTGGCAAGGAATCGGTCGTCGAAAAAGTGCGCGGGCCAGTTCCAAAAGAACAGACCAACGTCTGGGAATAAGCCGTCCCAACGGTGCCACCAGAAAGCGAGTCTGAGTTGGTAATGCACCCCGTCGAAGGCGGCGGAGGCGGAGGCGGTGCCGGTGGCGTCGGTGGCGTCGGTGGGTTGGTTGATACACAGGTCCACAATTGGTTATCCCACACAAACCCCGGGGGACACCAACCACTCTCGTCACCCATATCCACCCAAATTGTGCCCGACCCCGAACTACTGGTAATGGCTATCCCTGGGCAGACCGGAGGAGAAATGTAGTCCAACTTGACCCTACGGAGTTTCAATACATCCAAGACAGCGTTCACGGCATCCCCACTGATGTTATTGGCGGCTGCATGCCGCCCAAGTCATTCTCTGCCATCCGAGTAGCAATCACTACAGCCACCCGATCCGCGGCTTCCTGAGAGACTATGCTATCCGCCGTCCCGACGCCGGCTGACTCATAGCCACCCTGCTCAAGCACTTCTGTTTTTACGGACTTGTATTCCGCGACACACGTTGCGGCAAGGTCCGCCACCACAGCACCGTAGTCCGGGCTACTAACAGAGGCCCCGTCATACCGGACTGCATTGAAACCGGTTTCGTCGTCGCATGCGATGGCATCACCTGACAAATCTTCCGGCACCAGGAAGGCAAACGGACGAATCCATCGCAAGGTAGCCGGGCCATGACCCACAACCAAAAGCTGAAAATTCCTGTCGATGTTATCCTGATCCGGCGACTCCGCCCCGCATGATCCCGAGCAGCTATCTGCCGGTTTTTGGTTGGCATCCTCCGTCCGCAGGGTTCGCGACTGGGCTTTGAAGGCATACACGGTATCTCGCGCACTGATCGACTGGTCATAAGACAAGCTCCCTTTGCTAACAGCAACCATCTTGCTCATTATCTGGCGAAATGCCCCGCGCGTGCCACCAGCGTAGAACACCCCCAGATTCAAATTCTCCTCCACACCGGCAAAGGCAACATCCACCCAGGAAAGCCGGCAGCGGGTGCCCGGGTCCTTCAACTGCGTTGAGGCGGTAGCACCAAAGTAACCGCGTGTAAACAGTCCCCAAGTTATCGGGCACCGATTGTCCAACCGATCTGGAATGAATGCCTCCCACAAACGATTTTTTCCATCGAAATCGACCGAGACGTGAAAAATTCTCTCGGTGTTCGCGACCTGCCCATACATCCACTCCACCGGGCGCGTGCCTATCCAATACCCCGACCACGAGGGGCCAGAATCGTCAGCCAGTGTGGTCAGGCTGGCGTGGTTCAGGACCCAAGTGTGCCGGTTGTATGTGTCTTCAGCGGGCACAGACATCATCAGCCACTGTCCGTAAATCCCGGCGGCAACCTGCGACAGGTCATCACTCAGGACAGCTTTACTCACCAGCATTTCGTTGTCCCGAATAGGAAGCCGCGTGGTGATCTTCCCGCTTAGCGCCGGGTCATAAAAAGCAATCCCCGTGGGAGAAAACCACACCAAGCGCCCGTAGTGGGAAACACAGGACTTCGAGCACAGGCAGCCCACACCGATCACTTCCTCCTGGAAGTTTGGCGTCGTGGTCCACTGGCTTCTGTCTCTGATGTTGGCCTGGAGGATGGACCCGTTGACATCAGTGAACACCATCAACTGCGGTGACTCGGTGGACGGTGTCACGACCATCGCTGTGACTCCGGAGCGGAAGAAAAACGAAACCTGGCCGCCAAGGTAGCCCACTTCGCGGAAGCTGAAGGGGTTGGAAATATCACTGGCCAGAACCTGATGATCGTGCGCCACCCAGAGCCGATCACCCACCCAGGCCATATCTCCACCGGCTGGGGTCCCATATGCATCCCCGGAAACATGCCCGGAATTTGCCCCGTCATACCACGCAGGTGCGGTAAGGCCACCATCTTGCGCAAACATTACGGCCTTCGGGGTGATCACCTTTATCGCTGGGGCCGGCCCAACCCCGGGAGAAACCCCGTCTGACGCAATCCGCTCTGCGGACTGCGTGGCTTGAATCCAAAAGACTTGCCGCGCGTAGGGGGAAAGCTGGACGTTGGGAAGCACGTTGAAGTTGATAAAGGGCCAGTCCGCAACATAGACCTTCCCATCAATTGCCACGACCGCCTGTTCCAGGCCGTTGTTTGGCCGGAAGATAAAGCCGCCCTGGAGGTTTCCATCCGGGAGTGTCAAGACACAGCGGTAACCCGGGCGGCAACTGATTGTCCCCCCGACATTTAGGACGTTGACTCCACACCAGTAATATCCGAGTGGTATCTGTCCCGGGTCCTGATCAGACTTCATCCCGGAGAAGAAAACTCCGTCCTGATCCACAATGCGGACTGACGGGCTAGGCGGCACGGACGCCTCCCTTGCGGATGTTGTCCAACGCCCACAGAGGTTGCAGATTCTGGTGGTTAAAACACACCCGCTGTTGTCCTGGATCAGTCAAATCAAAAGCCGAACAGGGCTTTATGTGGTCCACATGCCACTTTCCGTAGTTCTCCCAAGACATCCCTGGCAGAAACAGTTTCTCAAGGTGTGCGATCAACTCCGCTGCCGAGCACCCGACAAGCTCCTGGGTCGAAGCACTCTTTTTAGAGATGCCCCGAACCGCGTCCCAAACTCGTTTTCTCAAACACCGACCCACTCGCCAACTAGGATCAGCAGCCTGTTTTTTGGCGCGCCAGACCTTCAATCTCGCATTTAGCTGTTCCCGGTGCTCTTGCGCCCACTTCTTAGAATAAGCAATGTTTTTCCCCGGATTTGTATAGTAGATTTTTCGGGCGGACCGCCGGGCAGATTCTAGGTATCTTTCCCGGTTCTCCTGACGCCAGACAGCGCACTGTCTGCGGCGCTTTTCTAACCTCTCCGGGTGCCGCTGAAGGTATCTCTTATTTCTGGCGTTAGCGGCGGCACGCTTTTTCAAAAGCTCGAACCAGCACCAGGCAAAAAACAGAGTTAATTTTTTCTTATCCACAGCATTAGCGAATGTCGTAGTCATCTTTCGCGCGCGGGTTGCTCTGATCGAGCACCTGGATAGGATGATAAACGGGGGGCTCTGCGGCCTGCTGGCTCTCCAATTCCATCCGCGCCGAATCTGCCTCTAGGGTATGGGCCTCGGCAAGCTGGTTGTCACTATACATTTTGCGCGCTTGCAGCGCAATCAGTAAAGCGATCCGGCTGCGCAGCGGGACATGATCAAAGCGCGAGGTGAAAGTGGGGTTGGTCCTGCGGAATGCAATCCGCGCCCAATTGCACGAGCGGTTGAGTTGAATGCGACGGTATTGTGGGAGCGTTTCATCCGGTTCCATGACCGTGAGAAGGGTGCCCGTCGCACCAGACGCATCGACAGTCGATAACTGAACACTCCCAACCGTGGGCTCCTTGTAAAGACCCGTAATCCGGGCAATATCGGGCGCGCCAACATCAGGAATTGCAGCCCCGTAGATCGTGGGGACCTGGTAGCCGTTGATCCATGCGCCTGAGCTATCCTGCCGGCGAAGGACATTGCCCCCGGCATCAAAACCATAGACCAGGACCTGCTTTCCGTTGTCAGCGGGTGTCTGGAGATGCGCCACCAATTTTGACGGTTCCACCAACTCCCGGTAGGTGCAATGGAACTTGCCCTGATCTGCCCATCGCCATTCACAAATAGTCCGGCAATCCCCCGGGCCGTTCAGGTGAAATGAAAACAACTGGCTCACGCCCAGCGCCGGCTGGCCGCCGATGTTCACCGCGATCACTGTGTCCACTTCCCGCGGGAGGGCAATGCAGCGCCGCCCGCAGCCCGCCGGATTATTACAGATGGTGCCTTCATTGCAACTTCTGCAACCTTGTGTGCAGATGTCAAGGAAACCCTTCCAGCCCTCAAGGTCCTCCTTGTTGGCTATCAGCGACACGGAGTCGCCCAACCAAGTGAAGAGCTTCTGGTCATCACAAACCCCAATGATCTTGCGGGCTTCCTGGTATATGTCATCAACCCTGAAAATAACGCCTCCTCTTATTAGCGGTCAGTTTCCTTGCCCAGCGCGCGGGCGATGGTGTCGAGCGCTTTTTCGGCGTCCGTGCCCGGCCCTTCGTCATCGCCCTCATCGTCGTCCTCATCGTCCTCTTCAACATCCCCGAAACATTTCACCTCGATGGTGCATTCATACCAGTGCTTTCCGTTAGGAAGCACTCGGCTGGTCTCCGAGGTCTTGCAGAAGCAAATCTCCATGCTGCCCTCATCCGGCAGGTCCAGTTCTTCCGGCCCGGAGTAATGAAAGCTGGGATAGTGCTTCCCGTCGCTGCCTTCCGAAGCCGAGGTCATCGACCCCATCCCAAGGTTGCCACCGAATTCTTCCTTCGAGCTAACGCCCAGGTCCGTATGATCATGTTCTTCGTCCATAAGTCAAGTTTCGTTTGGGTCCGGAAAGTTCTTCACCGTCAGTTTATACTTCGGAGCGCCTATCGTCGTTGTCCCGCCGCGCTCGCTCTTGCACCTATGAGAAATCTTCGTGACCCGTTCATGGTGAACTGGAGTCTGCCCACGGCAGCTTTTCCCGATGGTTCCTAAGCAATGCGGACCCATGATAATGTGCCCGCGTTAATTGTTGCCCAAGCCAGCCCACCAACGTCCCCCACCTGCGGCGCGACCGCAATCCCCGCGATGGCAAGAGTCTCTCCAATCCCAGCGTGACACACCGCGTTGACCGTTACTTGTTGCGACTGGACCTGGGCCGTGTGCGTGAAAACAAAGGCGGTGAAAGTCTCCGAGCCCGCTATATCCACACTCGTCGTGGTATTCTTCAGCTTGAACTTGGCATAGACAAGCTCGGGAGCGTTGCCGGTCTGCGCGGTCTGAATAGTGGTCGTCACCGGGATTGTTGCCGTCACCAAATAGGTTCCGGATTCCGGGGCATTAAACTCCAAAAGCAGGCCGCCGAAGTTAAGGGAACCATAGGCGGTAGCGAGACTGTAGGGAGCACTTGCCCCCGTGGCATAGACATACCCGTTCTGCGCCGTGATGTTTGATCCGGGTGCGCCTTGCACACCGGTAAGCCCGGGGGCTCCCTGATCCCCCTTCTGCCCCGTCGCGCCCTTAGCGCCCACCGCATTGGCTCCCGTGGGGATCACGAGAGACCCAGGCTGCACGTAGGACACCAAATTCGGCGCAGCCACCTGGAACGTCGCGAAAACAATTCCGCCCGGAAGAACCGCAGTCACGAGATAATAGCCGGAGCCCGCAATGAAAACGTCCATCCCGGCCACAATCACCGGATTGGGGTCCACCAAAAACTGAACCAGAGGATTCTGCGGCGTGGGCTGATTGAAGCCCTGCGTGACCACTGTGAAGGCGTTTGTTCCCCTCTGGCCTGACGCACCCGGGACACCCGGATCGCCCTTCAGACCGCCCAGGCCGTCCCGGAATAGCCGAAGGAAATAACAAGCCAGCCCCTCGTCAACTCCCCGGGGATTACCCGGAAGACCAACATCTAGCTGGCACGGCAACGACCACGTCACCACGCCGTTGATCTCCGTTTTTACCACCGTTCCGAAAAACTGAGTGGTGAAATTCTCGATCTGGCTGGGGAGAGATTCGCAGCGCGCAGAGTTTTTAGCACTGTGGCCGCAAGGGTTGTTGCAGCCCAGGCTCTCTCGCCCACAGGAGTCAATCGGATTGGGATTCCGGTTCTCCCCGCAATTATCGCAATTCTTTGTATCTCCAGGCATAGGCGCTATTTAGTTATGGCCGCGACAGTATTCTGAGTCGTCTGATCCTGAGCCTTCATCTGATTGGTCTGGAAGGCCGTGAGAATTTTGCTTTGCAAGCTCTGATCTCCCGAAAACTCCTTGGTGACCCAATCCTTGAAATCCTCACCGCCTTTGATAACCTGCGAGAAGCCAGCAGCAAGAGTGGATTGCGCCACATTCACAACACCGAGCCCGACCGCAGCGCCAGGGTTGGTCACCGCGGCACCCTTGAGCAGAGTCTTCGCCGCCTCGTAAAGGACCAACAGCACTAAGAAAATCCCGCCGATCCACAAGAAATATGGCACCTGAATGAGGCCAGTTCCCTCGATCTTCTTGCCGGCCACCTCGTCCTCTGCCTTGGCAAACTTCTCCACCTTGTAGTCGTAGGCCCCCATTGCCGTAGTTGCCTTGTTAGCCAAAACATCCGCCGTAACCGTGGGTATCTTCTCCGGAGGCCCCGCTACGACCATTGCCGCCTGAGTCAGCTTCATCGTATCCGTCGCCGGGGCAAGGACATTCGTGGTGGTGTTCTCTTTCAGAGCGGCTACTACAGTCTCCGTCGCCTTCTCGTGCGACTGATAAATCGCCTCCCGCTCAAGCTCCTTAAGCGCCGGACTCTGCTCCGGAAACACCTGGGTCTTCTTCTGGAAAAGCTCCACCGATTTCGGAACCAGTGTGCCCAAACAACCCGTCAACAAGACGAGAGCGAGTAGCGCTGGTATGATACTTTTGATTTTCATTTGACAAAACCCTTAACAAGGCCAATTAGCGACAGCGCCAGCCCGAGCAACGATACAATTAAAGCCACATTGACCGCGGATTGGGACGCCTTTCCTTCAAGATTAGCTTTAGACTCTCTCAACACCCGTAGGTCCTTTTCCACCGAGGTCATAAATACCTCGTGTTCGCTCTTAGTAAAGAAGGTTCCCGCCTGGTCTTTCAACTGCAACCGAAATTCGTTCATCGACTCCAGCCGCTTTTCAAGCATAGCGGCTGACACCTCCGAGGCTGCCCTTGTCTCCCGCAGCAGCCTTACGTCCTCAGTGATCCTGTTTGTCTGAGATTCGTATTCTGAACGAGGCACAAAGGTTCCCGATTGGTCCTTCAACTGCGCTCGGAGTTCGTTCATTGATTCCAACCGTTTATCCATCAGTCCAGCCGCAACGGTAGTTGCTTTATCCAGAGCAGAAATCTTGAAGTCGAGCTGTTCTCTCAATCCCTCAAATCGCACATCATCCACGTTTCTGTGCTCCAGAAACTTTTCGTCAACATACTCTCTCAGTGTGATTGTATCGAGCTTGGACATGGTAACCAAATTTTTTTTCCTCAAAAAAGGGAGCGGGCAGTTGCCCGCCCGCTCCCAGTGTTCCCACCTGATGAACGGCTTCAGCTAGCCTCAGACCCCGAACGCCGGGGGCCGCGTGTCAAAGTGGTCCGTGGTGGACCCATGCACGTTAGGCGTCTCATTGTCGCCGCACACCCCAATTGTGGTGTAGTTGAATGCGCCACTGAAGCTAGAGGCTCCTGTGGTGATGCAGTTGACCAACCCCAGGTCAGCGGTGCAGCGCTGATACAGAAGCGGGACAATGTGCTGCGGACGGAGGGGCCGATAGGCGCGAGTAATCTGATACTTGTGCCAACCGAAGTCACCCCATTGGTTGCACTGATTGTCAACCTGGTAGTGCCATTCCAACTCGCCCATGTGAAGCTGCGGGGCGAACTTGAAGGAGCCCTCGCCGACATACTTCTCAGGCACGAGCCGCTCGAAGCTGCCATCAGCAATCAGAACGCCAACTTCATAGGGCGCGCTGAGCCAAGCCGGATTCGGCTTCGCGAACGCGGTGCCTCGGGCCGGGTTGGACACAATGGTCACGGGGTCAATCAGGGCCAGAGTGCCGTCCGGGTTGAAGCCCGACGCGCGCAAAGGACGTTGATCCACACCGAAGGCAATGCCGCGATAAGCGGGGGACTGCTCGAAGCTGTAAGCGGTCAGCGTGGTTTCGCCGAGCTTATAGCCACCAGTGGTCAGACCGATCATCACGTTCTGAACGCCCACTTCCGAGCGGAAGTATTCGACCTGATCCGCGCCGCCGATGAAGCGATAATGCGGCATTCCCTGATCCTGCGAATACCACTCACCGAACAGGACTTCCCGAACATAGCGGGCGATATAGTGCAGCGCCTTGAAGGTCATGGGACCCGTGGGGAGCAACGGAGCGAACTTGACGCCGAGGTCCGTCTCCAGCCCGCCGGTAAACAGCGAGTTGAAATCGTAGTTGGCGTTTGCGGTGAACTTTGAAGCGCTCCGCAGATACAACTGGGCGCGGATGTCAGAGTTGATATACTGGGTCACCAGCTTCTTCAAGCTGTCTTCGGCCATGACGTAAGAGCCCTTGAAGGCCGAGTAACCTTTCTTGACGCAGATATTCGGACCGCGGCCACGGAAACTTTCCAGCCGGAGGTTGAATTCCACGGTGTCAGTAAGGTCCTGGATGCCGGTCTGACCACAGATTTCAGTATCACAGACAAACGTAGGGATCGCCAGGGAATCCCCAGGCGCGGCCTGCATCTGAACGATTGACCGAATTGCATCGGACGTGCCGGAAGGAAACACCCCGCCATTAATGACGTTCATATAGGGTGAGTTGGCTGCCAGAGTCCGGGCAATCGTGCCAACTATGCGATTGACATCTTTGCTCGCGATGTCGCTGAGATCACTGGGGTTATCACAAAAAAAAGCTGCCATAAGTGTTCTTTCTATCTTGGCGGGATTTACCCGCACTCATTTATTGACCGTCGCGCTCTTGGCCAGCGAGCGAACACTTTAGGGCCGTCCCCTGGGTATCAACAGGAGGGCTTTAGATACCAAAGAAACAGTCGCGGGGAACTTGTCCGGCGTCAACTTCGATCCCGGGTAATATACGCATGCCGATCCCGAAGAAGCTGATCGAGCACCTCGCGCCGCTTGATCGAGTGCATGAAAACAAACCCCTGTTCTCTCACGAGCTTTCCAAGGATTTCGATCCCGCACGGGAGCGACGGGTCCGTGCTACAGCTTGCCCCATCCGGAAACCCCTTGTAGGGCCATCCGGCCTTCACCGCAAGCTGAACCATATAGTGATCAATGAAAGGCATAACGGGGTTGGCCTGAATTCCCTCTGCCGTGGCCAGCAACGCCTCGATGGTTTTTCGGGACAGGAAATATGGAGGTTGAAAGGCGACATTCGGAAACCCAGGAGGATAAGCAACAACATGCTCCGGGATGGTGTCTATCACCAAATTCGACCAGAGAACGTCCGGCTCCTCGTAGAGATACCCCGAAATATTTGCCGACAAACAGACCGAGTCAGCATCATGCACCAGAAAAAACTGCTCCGGAAAAGTCAAGAGAAGTTTCAGGTGTTCCCGCTGCCGGTCGAGGGACTCCTGCCCAATGTAGGCGCGCTTCCCCGCAAATCTATTCTCGATCCCTGGATACCGAATCTCGGCGGGGGCATCACCCGGAGAAAGAACCACCACCGGACAACCATGCTGAAGATAGTTGTCAAGCGCTTTAATTACTTGGTGCTGGTCTCCATTGTAACAGCAAATTGCTATCCGTGTATTATGATTCATTATCTTAACTTCCTCTATCTTCCAGATAAAGAGCAGCCCGCAGGCACCGCTCAGGATCATTCTTGAGAAACCCCAAAGCCGCGTTACAACGATTGCACAACAACCCGCGAACCTCTCCCGTTCGATGGCTATGGTCAACAGCCAAGGCCATCCCCGACGTGTTAGTCTCCCCACACACCGCACACACTCCGCCTTGAGCGCGCGACATATCCCGGTATTGTACCTCAGTGATTCCGTAGCCTTTTAGCTTTTTTCTGGTGTATTGTGCCGACATCTTCTCCGGGTTTCTTTGTCTCCACCGCATCGTGGACTGACGAACTATCTCCGGGTGATCCTTCCTATATCGCAAATTTCTTTGTCGTTCACACGACTTACAGGACGAACGGAGCCTCCCCCCGGTGCTCCAGAATTCAGCAATCCCCTTAGTCACCCCGCACAGAGAACAGGTCTTCATAACCATGCGTCCACCATCATCCGCGCCAACTCAGCCATAGTCACCTGGGACTCCCAGCCCAGCACCCGTTTTACTTTACTGGGGTCTCCTAACAAATGCTCCACTTCCGTCGGTCGAAATAACGACGGATCAGACCGGACATGCTTTTCAATGCTTAGGTTCACACACCCAAAAGCCTCCTCCAAAAACTCCCGGACTGAGTATGCCCTCCCTGTGGCGACCACGAAGTCATCGGATGCCGGTTGCTGGAGCATCATCCACATCGCCTTTACAAAATCCTTGGCATGCCCCCAGTCCCGCCTCGCTTCTAGGTTGCCCAGATACAAAAACTCCTGCTGACCTCGTGCGATCATCGCGGCTGCCTTGGCAATCTTCTGCGTCACAAAGTTCTCTCCGCGGCGCGGGCTCTCGTGGTTGAACAGGATTCCGTTGCTCGCGTGCATCCCGTAAGCCTCCCGGTAATTCACCGTGGCATAGTAAGAGAATGCTTTCGCGCAGCCATACGGGCTCCGGGGATGAAAGGGGGTGGTCTCATTCTGCGGCGGCGGAGAGCTTCCAAACATTTCGCTTGAAGACGCCTGATAAAAATGTATGGGCTGCCCGGTCTTGCGAATTGCCTCCAAAATCCGAATTGTCCCCGCGCCGGTCACTTCCCCCGAATACACGGGCACCTTGAAGCTGATACCCACGTCACTCATGGCCGCGAGATTATACACCTCATCCGGCTTCGCCAAGTCAATTGCAGCGGCTATTGAAGCGCTATCCGAGAGGTCTCCTTGGTGAAGCGTGATCTTGTCGAGGATGCTGTGTAAACGGACCGTGTTGTCTGTGCTAGACCGGCGGATAACACCATGCACCTCGTAGCCCTTCTCCAAGAGAAGCTCCGCTAAATATGAGCCGTCTTGGCCCGAGGCTCCAAAAATCAATGCGCGTGACATAGATGCAAACGGAAATCCTGATAAGCAAGCTGGAGCCCTTGCTCAAGCGTTATTTTCGGACGCCACCCCAACCAGAAAATCTTCGAGCTATCCAGCCTCCTTTCCGGAGTGCCATCCGGTTTGGTGATGTCCCACTCAATAGGGCCAGAATGCCCGGCCACTTTAACCACCATCGCCGCGAGGTCTCTGAGTGCAACCAACTCCCCGCTTCCAATGTTGACCAGCCCGAGGTATTCCGAGCAATCCATCAGAAGGATACACGCCACCGCGAGGTCATCCGCAAACAGAAACTCCCGCGTTGGCTTTCCCGTTCCCCAAAAGGTCACGCCGGGCAACAAACCCAGAACTCGCTCGTGAACCCGCCGGATCATACCCGGAATTACATGCGAATTCTGCGGGTCGTAGCTGTCCCCCAGCCCGTAGAGGTTCGTGGGCATCACGCTGATGAAGTTGCACCCATATTCCTTACGATACGCTTCACAAAGCTTGATTCCGGCAATTTTTGCCAAAGCGTAGCACTCATTCGAGGGCTCAAGCGCTCCGGTCAAAAGGTATTCCTCAAAAATAGGATTTTGAGCGAGTTTTGGGTAGGCGCACGCGCTGCCGAGGAACAAAAGCTTCTTGACGCCATAGTTTTTCGCGTTTTCGAGGACATTCATCTCAATCCGCATGTTGTCAAGCATGAATTCTACCGGTTTCGTCGAATTGGCGACAATTCCGCCGACTTTGGCCGCGCAGTGGAAGACATACTCCGGCTGATAGCTACTAAAGGCCCATCTTACCACCACCGGATTGGTCAAATCAACCTTCTCGTGGCTCCAAGTGATCAAATTGTCGTATCCGCTCGCCTTGAGGGCGCGGCAGACTGCGCTTCCCGCCAAACCTCGGTGCCCAGTGACCAAAATTCGAGAATCCTTGTTCATACCGCGAACCGCTTTCGCCCATACTGGATCAAGGAGGTATCCTTTACCCCATGAACCCAAATCCAGTCATTGTCAATCATCTTCTGATACCATTCTTCGGAAAAAGTGGGCGTATTGTAGATGCTTTTCATCCCGGGGACATCCGCCCAGCCCCGCCTCTTAAATTCCTGCGCGAGATAGAAATCCCAGCCGCAATTCGGAATGATCCCCCCAACTCTTCGGGCAATCCACGTCAAAAAATTCAGGTCTCCTGTGATCAGCGCGTTGCCATTGATGTGCGGACCCGGCTCCACAAGCGCCCCGGCTATCACTACCGGACTTTTTTGGTTGACTCGATCCCATTCAGAGGACATTCGAGATAGCCAATCCCGCTGAATAGGGCATCCGTCAGCCTCGCAAGTGAAAACAGCCTTGTAGGCCGGAATTTTCCGAGCCGCAATCATCGACTGCACCCACTCCATTGTTGAAAACCAGAGCCCGTTGCAGCCGTTAGGCCAGCCCGTCTCCCGGCGACGGCTCTTCATTGTGTAAACATTGAACTTTCGAGCCACAAGCTGAACTGAGGGATCATCAAGGCTGCTGTCGAAGCGGCACACGAATAAAAAATCAGCGATTGGCGACTTGGTCGGCTCTAAATCCGCAAGGAAGTGGGCCAAGGCTAGCGCGCGGGTCCGGTCCCCCTCCCAATACTGGAGTGCAATCAGCAACCGGTTAGTCATGCCGCCCTTTCCGGGGGTCGAGTGGTCCGTGGTCCAAAGCAAAAGGTGCCCAGATGACCGCAGATAAGCCCCATATCCACATGTGGCTGGTGTCCGGCAGCCGAAGCCCGCAGGCAGAAACTCACGTCCTCTCCGAACCCAAGCGAATTCTCCGCCTGGGCGCGCGAGAGGACCGCGGTAATCCCGTCCAGGGCTGCATACGCCTTGCCCCCGTCAAGCGGACCGCTCTGCAATTGATCCTGTAGCGCCTGTAACTGCCCCAACAAACTCGCCTCAGTCGAGGTAAACCAACTGCCACCTTTTTTATCCGGCCCTCGTGAAAGTCGAGGAAACTTTTTCTCAATATCCTCAAACACCGACCGGTGAACCAACATGCATCCGGTCCCAACCCACCTCGTTGGCTTGATCAAGTCATACGGACCCCGACGTGCATACTCCGCCTCTTGCGGGCTCATACCCGCCTCGTTATACACTGGCGGCCCGAGCGGATGCCGCCCGAAATACAGAGCGCCTACAAGGGATTTCTTGTGAGACATCAGACGATCAATTGCATTCCAAGCCAAGAACTTTTCCGGGAAATCAGTAAACCCGGTGTGAGCTTTGAACCATTCGGAATTTCCGAAGGGAACGACCATGTCATCGTCAATAGTCAGCAGCCAATCACACGCTGATGTGAGAAAAACATCCGCGCAGGAATTACGCGAGTGGGCGATAAAAGCATCCCCAAAATTAAGCATTGACGCCGTCCGCCTCCGGTCAATCAATTGAGCAACACAGAACGCCGTGATGGGGGATACCTGCTTCCACCAGGGAAGCACTATCATCAGTTTCTTCTGGTAGATGATGACCGGCTCCGGCGGGAGGACCGCTACTGGTCCCACTCCCGCGGTATGATCTGACCGGAAAAGACTCACACGCCCTTAGCCGCGCGCTCCTCCGAAATGCGCTTCGCTATTGCGTCGAGCGCATCTCCGGGCCGCTGGTTTACGTCGGTATCCTTTTTCAGATTCGGGATTCCTCCAGAAGGTGCCTGCGACTCCGAGAGGCGAGACCTGCTGGAATTCCGGATTGCTTCATATTTGGCTGACGCCTCCGCCGCTGTCTTTTCCGCCGTGACGAGCCGAGCTTCGAGCGAGGGAACCCGGCGCTGAAGGTTGAATAATTGCGCCATCCCGGCCACCAGAATTCCGCGCATCTCCGGCGAGTTGTCCTTGAGCGCCGTTATCATCTGAGACTTCAGCGTTCCAACAAACTCGTTGTGCTCAGTGGCTTCCTTTTTCGCGGGCTCTTCCATCCCCGCCGTGATTGGCTTCTCCGCAATCCAGTCTAAATTTCCCAGAATTTTGTCCGCCGACTGCACCGCGTTCTTATACTGAATATCCTCTTGCTGGCCCAGTTCAGTCTGCCGCGCCTGCTGATACTGCGTCAGATTTGCCTTGGCATCCTTCACCGCCTGCTCACGGTTGTATTTGGCCATCTCGATGTCCGCCACCTTTGATTCAACCAGGCGCTTGATCGTAGGGTCTTTCACCGACTCAAAAAGCTTGGACATGTCCACCATATCCGGGCCGCCATACTTCTTGATCTGGTCGATCACCGCCGGGGTGATATTCGGCGACTTGAGAAGCTGCGCATAGATAAATTCGCGGTGTTGAGCAATGGCTTTATCGTGCTCCTTGAACTTCGGATCAAAGTCCACGTCCAGCTTCTGCCGGAACTGCCGCAATTCCTCAAGCTCCTTCTCTTTTTCGATCTGCGCCGTCGAAGGGTTCTTCGCCTTCTCAATCTGCTCCTTCAAGGCGGTGATTTCCTGCTCACGCGCGCTGATTTCCTGGGCTGCCCGGACCTTGATCTTCGCGAAGGATTCTGACGACTTCGGGCTAGCATTGGGCGGGAGCCCAGGCGAGTCCTTGAAAAGATCGTCCGCGCGCTTCTGGAGCGCTACTTCTTCCGCTGTCGGTTGCGGGGGCGCATCCAGCTTCGGCGCGGGTGCGTCCGGTGCTTTAGGGGCCGCCGGCCTCGGTTCACCCGCATCGGGCTTGGGCTCAAGACCATCTTCCTTCGGCTTCACCTGAGCAGCCAAGGCATCGAGAGCCCCCGTGGCTTCACCAAATTCCTCAGTCTTGGTGGGCTGGGCGAGGATGTCTTGCCCCGCGACCTTGCGGGCAACTTCGGCGTTGTGGGCGGCTAACTGTTCCGATGTTTGCGGAGCAGCCGGTTTGACTTCATCAGGCATATTCTACTAGGGGTTTTGGGGTGTTTCAGGGTTGGGAACGTCAAGTGTCTGTCCGTCCTTCCAGGCTTTATCGTCCTCCAAGGCCGGATAAGCATTTGCGGGCTGTTCCATTGGGGTAGGCGGGTGAGCCAGGGTAAAGATGGTTTCGATGACCATTTGGAAGGCCCGGACTTCGCCGGATCGAATCAGGATCGCATTGATGTCTCCGCCCGCCATAAGCCCGGGGGACAATTTGACCAGGGCCGGAATGAACCGGCGTCCGGTGGGAATTTCGAGAAATGCCGCCAGAGCTAGTTCATCCGTGTGAGTCCAGTCACTGTCGTTTGCGAGAATTTCCATAGGGGGTTTTCATCAGGTTATTGGGGAACACCTTCTTGCGGCAGTTGTTGCTGCGGCTGTGACATCTGATCGTGCATGGCTGACACCTGGGCCGCCTGAGCATCCACCTCTTTGAGCTTGGCAAGCTCCGGTCCCGCTTTGGCGAGAAACTGCGAAACTTCAGTCAAGGCTTTTTTCTTGACGCCCTGCTGAAGCGCCTGAGAATAATGCTCATTGATGTGGGCAATCATCGTTTCCAGCACGTCTGTCGAAAACTGACCCTGCATGATAGCCTGAGCAATCTGCGCCGCCGCCGGCATGAGCACCTGCAAATGGATCATGTGGTTGTCGCGCGGGCTGACCGGGACTGCCTCGCCGTGCCCGAGGAGCATCAACTCAACCTTCTGTTGGCGTTGCTGCTCCGCTTCCTCCGTTGGATCATTCTCCGGCAAGAGGACGCGCTCAGCAAATTCGTAGTCCATGCGGGCTTGCAAATCTTCAAGCTCAAGCTGCCGCTGATTGTAAAGGGGATTGCCTCGTTTTTCCTGCGAGATCGAAACCACTAACTGCCGCTGCAAAGGTGTCAGGTCTTGAACGGTCCCGGCAACGGGTTGCGAGGCAAGCTCCTTAAGCTCTTCCCGAGTCATCACTTTCATCAACCGATCCTGGGCCGCCTTCGCATCATCCTCTGAGGTCTCTTTATCACAAATCCGGCGCTGCATTGTCTGGACCAACTCCGTAAACTGCGCCAGAAAACGGGATATGCGGACATCCCGCTGTTCTTCTTCCCGGCTGGCGAGGAGGTTCCAGGCCGCTGGAGATCGCATATCCTCACCCCCGAGGCCCGGCTGCGGAGTGGAAGTCGAGCCGATCAACTCGTTGATCAGCCCTTTGAAATACATATCGAGCTTGACAAACCCTTCCGGATTGCCGTCGATCTTTTGCTCCAGAACATTCCATCCGGTGGGGATGATTACCGTGCTCCCAATCACCTGCATCTTGAAGGTATGAATCCTTCGCACGTCTCCTTGAATGAGCGTCTTCCCTGACATGATCAGCCGATCCACCACCTCATTGCGCGTGCGGTCGATCATCCCAGCCATTTCGTAGATGTCACGCCCGATGCCCTTCGAGCCATGCAAAGTTCCATTGCCCTTCTGGAAGGTGAAGAAGGCGAGGCAGTCTTCCATCGAGGGAAACCGGCTCTCCCGTTCAAAAATGGGAAGCATCTCCGGGCCGGCCATTCGATAGTGAGAAACCGTTCCATCCACCTCGCGCGCAAGGAGTGAGTAAACGACCACCACTGACGCGCCCGCCATATATGACGCCCCGATAGTCAACTCCCGCAGTGCATTCTGATACCAGGTCTCCAGTGTCCCCCCGACATTGAGCCGGTCTCTGATTTGCGCGGGCGAGGCCAGATTGATCGCCGTGCGGGTATTCGTCAAATTGAATCCAGCGTCCTTGGCCGCCTGCGAGTCTGGGCTAATCTGCCCGAACAACTCATGCGGCAAATAGACTTCCTTGAGGACCATAATCTGCGTCCAGCGAGTATCCGATTTGGTGCCGTCCGCAGCAAAACTTTCATCCTGCTTGAAGTGCTTGGGAAACCAGTTGAATTCGTCCAGCCACGCAATAACCGTGTGACCAAAAAGCGCGTTGTCGAAGGCAACGTCCTCAATCAGGGTCTTCCACCCTTTTCGTCCCCGGATGGTCTTCGTAATCTCCTCACGAAAAGCTTGTGTCTTGACCTGGCTCCCCTGCCACCGATTTGACAGGGACGCATTCGTGAAATACTTCAACCCATCCACCACCGACACAAAGCGCGGCGCAACCTTCTCGATCATCGAGGGCAGCGGCTTCGTGGTGAAGTTGCTCCGCCACCCGAGCCCCTCTGCCTCCAGCTTGTAGGCATCATAGGGCCGTTCCGCGTTATATTTGGCCAGGATGCGAGAGTTGACGATTGACCTATTCCGCCCGGCCATGATTACCGTCTTGACCACGTCGCTGGCCATCTGAACATCCCGAATGCTGGACTGTGTCGGCTTTCCCGACTTACCGATCATTGGGCTCCGGATAAGCGAGCCCAGATAGTTCTGGGGATACCCGGTCCCAGATACACCCGAGGCCGGGAGTTCAGAAATCATTGCTGGCATACGTCAGTGAAACAGTTACCTCAAAAGCACCCAATGTCACATTTTCCGCCTGATCCAGACCCGGTGCCACTTCCCGATAGGGCACTCTTCTAAAGCCATCATGGTCTTCGAGAGGACCAGACACTTGCACTCCAGACACTGGCCTTCCTCATTGCGAGAGCATCCTGCACACTGTTGATCCCGGTATGCCTGGGCTGCCGCGGGAGTGAAAATCGCATAGCCTCGCTTCTTCGCCCACCAGTGCCGAACCATCGACACCAGAAAATGCCACGCCATTTTGATCATATTGTTCTCTTTCTCCAGCACTCCTCCGGAAATCCCGGATTACTTACCGCTGGCTCGTCAAGCCACGTCGAGACCGGCAGGTATTCCGCCAGCACCGGGCAGGCGTTTATCCGGGCATCCGTCTCTCGATTACCAACTACAGCGTCCTTCAACTCCCTCACGGCAGCCTTACAGGAGCCGCAGCCACCCCCGGGCATAGACTTGTCACGCGGGCACCGGATACAGACATCAGTGCGCGCCTCGTGAAGCTCCCGCGAGACAAACCGCAGGTCTGACGCTTCGCGCTGCCGCCGCTTCTCCATTAGCCACTGAAGCAACTGCGTCTTCAGCGAGGCTTTCTTCTGCTCCGTCCGGGTAGCTCCATTGTCTTCCACGCACAACACTGGGTTTCGAGCGCACGCCTGCTCAGTCACCTCTGAAACCACCGTTTCAAACGGCTTTCCCTGACGCTTCCGGTAGGCAACCACTCGCGCGATCACTCCCGCCCAGCTATCGCCGCGGTGCGTAGTGCCATCACCGTCCTTGAAAAAGAATCCATCGTGGGGATACATGTTCCCGTTTATCTGCTTCATAAGATTGGAGAATCCGACGAGTTCAAGTAATCAGACCGGTTCGAGGGGTCTATCCGCACCCCGCCGGGGTATTCACGCAAAGTCCAGTCATCATCATCACTGTCACCGGGCTGATCCACCGAGGCCCCCCTCATCGAGGGGATCACCCCGCTTCCCTTGCGCGCCGCATAGACCAGCAGCGAGAGCGAGTCCGCTTCATCCGGAGAACTAAACCCACGCGACTTGTAATCTTTCTTTGATTCCGCTTTCTTCTTTCCGTTCTGCGTCTTGAACCGACGCTGGGTAAGCTGCTGGGTGAGCTTGCCCATATCCACCGAGGGGTGGATCAGAAAATAACCAAACTCACCCCAGATTCGGAGTGCAAAAAGTAACTCTGTGTAAACACGGTCATACTCCTGCGCGCAGGTCTTGGTGTCCTCCTGCATGATCTTCGAGTCACTGGCTCCCTCGGAATAGTTTACATCATGGATGCTCGCAGACCAATCATTCTTGATCAAGTCGGCTACCCCCGCGCCCACACCCGTCCGGTCACACGCATACAACTCAGGCCGGGTTCCAGATTTCCGATTCGCGGCAAGGACCGCTTGCTCCATCGCGACCGTATCTCCCTTGGGGTGCGCGAATTGTAAATTTGCCTGTAGTCCCCAACGCGGCATAATCTGCCCATGCGGGTCCTTGAACATTGCAATCTTCCCTTTCGGAAACTCAATCGAGGGAGGAAATTTTATGCCTGATGCGAGTCCCCAACTCCCAACCGTATGGATTGCACTATCGCCGCCTTCAAGCGCGAGGTCTGTGGAACTGATTGGTTTTGGCTCCTCAAACCAGACATATTCGCCCCGCATCTTTGACAGCAACCCGGGCGGAAGTATAGCAGCCTCAATTCCGGTCGTAGGGTAGCACCCGCGCCCCATCGTCAAGTAGCCCGGCGCGTTCCTGCCGCCGGCATTTGATGCGATACGCTCCAAACCGTCTCGCGTCTGGAGTCCTGGATAGATAACTTTGTCCTGGAGAACATTCTCACAGCGCTCCCCGTCAAGACGAAGAACATCCCAGCGCCGGATCGACTTCCAGCGAAAGTGCTTCTCTTCATCAAAGTCGCCCCAGCCAAACTCCGGCTCCGCGCGCTTGGCGACTTCGTCTGACATGTTCGAGGGATTATATGCGCCGAACACCTTAAACCCCTGGCCGCCCTTCTCAATCTCGGACAGCACGTTGTCAATGTCCTGCCAGATGCCCATCGGGATGTTCTCGACTTCGTCCAAGAAAATGAACATCCGAGACAGCGGCCCGAACACCGGATGCGGTTTGATCCTGGGCCGCCTGTGACCGCCTTGCAGCCGACCCGCCTTCTTCACGTTGCCTTTGGGGATTATGACTCCCCGTATAGAAGACATCTGATCCCGACGATTGAGCCCGATGAAAAGATCGCCCACCTCCCCAGGCATCGGCAGCGTTGCATGTTGATGCAAAGAAACCAGATGTGAAAAAAGGTTCTCCTCCAAGTGATTCTCAGATGGCCCGACCACCCGGATCGTGGTGTATTCCGGGTCCCGCACCCACTCCAGGAACAGCCGCACCCCCATTGAGAAGCTCTTCGACATCTTGGCCGCGCCCATGATCAAGCCCGTATCCGCCTCGTCAAACAGCTTCCAGACCGACCGTGAGCTATCCGGATTTGGGTTGAACTGGGTAGGGCTCCAAAGCAACTGCGCCGCCTCTACCGTGCCCCCGGTCTCCAGGAGATTGTGGAGGTAGAAGTGAAGGTAGTGGTGGCACTTGGCCGGATCGTCCCGCTCCTGTTGCGTCAACCGCTGTCCCGCCGTGCCGGCAACAAGCTCCGCCGCTGCGACCGTCTTGTCGGCGTGCATCAATGCGGACACTTCGCCCGCAAGGCTTTGCTCCTCCGGACTCAGAGACATAGGGGACGCCCGCAGGCATAAACTTCACCCACCGAGGAAAATCGAACCAGGCCGGCTGTCTTCCATCCCCGCTTGCCAAACCGGGTTGCCCGCAACTTCAGACCCGCCTTTGGGGGTTGGGAAAAGTTGATCGTCTGAAGGTCAACAAGCAGTGACGCATAGCGGCAGCGCCGCCGGATGATCGCCTGGCGCGCGCTGCCCGCCTCCTGGATTTCCCGGGCAGATAGGATACGGGCCTTCCAGCCGCGCGCCTCCCAGGAACGAATCCATAGGGAGACAAGTGCCGCCTTCGGCTCCGAGAAGACGGCGAAAACAAAATAGGTCACAAGTCAACAGTTGCCTGTTGACCTGTGCTTGTTGAATTTCAGCGACGGTTAAGCACCTGATATACCGCCGCTTTGGTCCAGGGCCGGCCCGAGCGTGTCACGTATCCTAGCGCATTTGCCCCCCGGGCGATAGTCTCATATGAGTTTCGGTTGACCCGACTGATTTCCAGCCAGCGCAACACCGCTATCTCCGCTTCCAAATCCCCATATGGTTTCACTCCCTCGCACCGTCCAGTTTCCTGACGCTTCCGGTCCCGCGCTGCTCTGAGTTTCTTGACGATGACCGATTTCTCCCATTCAGACAACGCACCCATGATCTGCCGGATCAGCTTGCGCGTAGGGTCTGCCTCTGTCGAGGCTTGGTCAATCTTCTGGCCCTGGTCCGCTGCATAGACCGGGATACCTCGGGCGGCGCACTCCTTCAGGATCACCTCTGAGACAATCAGGTCCCGGGCCAACCGGTCCATCCTCTCCAGAACGATGCACACCTCCCGGAGAGGGCTGCCCTTCGGCGCTGTCTCAATCTCCTGGATCATCTGCAAGAACACTGGCCGGCTGAGTCCGTCAATGGTGCCACTGACCGCCTCCTCTGTGAAAAAGAAGAGCGGATCGAGCCCCTGCTCAGAGCAGAACTTCTGGATCGCGTCCCTTTGCCGCTGCGGGCCATCCCCATCAATCTGCCCCCGCCCGCTCACCCGCACGTAGCCGAACGCTCTCACCAGAACCTCCAATTCCGATTACGATATGCAGAAAGCTCCTGCGGCCCTACATACCGAGTGGAGGCCGTCCCCCGGATAGCCCGCAGGTCTCTCTCGTAGCTCGCTTCATTCCGCTGTTTCACCTGGTCAGACATCCAACAGCTAAGCCAGCCTTCCTTAACCGGGGTAGCCATCTTTGACGCAGGCTTCGCATCCTGGATCAAACCGAGGAGGATCACCCCGGCGGCGGCCCACCAGTTGCCGGTGAAAAGGAAACACCCGAACCCAAGGAGCATCAATATTGTTTTCATGCCCCTACAATACAACCGCCGTCCCGGGATTGCAACCCCGGAACGGCGGATTTCTACGATTTAAGGAGACTTAATTAAAGTCCCCTTAGGTATTAGGGAGCCGGAGGAACCACTACCGCACCCGTCGCGGCAACCAGCCGGGCGGTCTGGGCGACCACTGCGGCAGTGGCAGAGTCAACTGCGGCTGCCTGAACCAGGATGGCGGCATCCGTCACCGGAGGCGCATTCAGGTCCGTAACCGCCGTGTCCACCGCTGCCGTGAGCGCCGTGACGGCTGCCGTATTCGCTGTAACCGAACTGATCAATGTATCAATCGCTGCCATGAGTTTCCTTTCGTTGTGGTTGTGTTGTTCTCTCCACTCCAACAGGAAGTGGAAGATTTTTTCAAGAACTATGATCATACTGTGCTACCAACAGTCGCCCGACTAGCGGCGAATGTCATGCGGTCACCTGCCACAGCGCGGGCACTGCGGGCGGATTCCAGCCGGCCTGCGACGTAT